TCGCCAGCATACTCTAGTTCAGGTAATGGTAGATTAAGTTTAAGTAATGCATCTGCATCACAATCATTTTCTACAGTTGTAAATAAAACTTACAGATTACAGGTTAGAGTTTTAAACTCAAATGCAAATGCAGATACACTTGATGTAGCTGTAGGTACAAGTGCAGGTGGTACAGAAAATAAAAGTAGTAGTATAACAGTTACTAACTATGGTGAAGGTAATATTTTAAATACTACATTTACTGCAACTGCTACAACTACACACATACAATTATCTACAACTGGGGATTTTACAGTTGATTATGTAAGAATATCAAGAAACGATATTTTAAATAGAAAGATGACTTACATATCATATGATAACTACATACAAAATTATAAACCTACTGATGATACAAACAATAGTGGTAATTATGCAAACCCATTAAGAGTTTACATATTACCTAACCATTCTACATTTGGCATAAGCCCAAGACCAAATAGTAATGAGTTTGCAGTAAGTTATATATACTATACAACACATACAGATTTATCTGCTCATGGTGATACTATGAGTTTACCAGATAGATTTGGAACATTAATTATAGATAGAGCAAAATATTATACATATATGTTAAGATCTGATCCTCAACATGCACAGTTAGCTGATAGAGACTTTCAAAGAAAATTAAGGTTACTAAAAGTAGACTATGCAACTAAGAATGATTATATGAGAACAGACACAATAGCAGAAAGTATTTCATTAAACATAGGAGGCAGAGTTAACTAATGGCTATTAGAGAAGATAATAAAAAAGTTCAAGATAATATGAATTATCAAACAGATAAATTTAAAATGCAAGGTAGAGATAAAGAAGAGCCTGTAAGAAAAGCAGATCTGTCTGATAAATTAAATACTAAACAAATTAATGATTATATTGATAAATACAAAAAAGGTGAAGATGTATCTGATATAATTAGAGATTTAAATTTTAACGAATTAGAAACATTAAGAAGACTAGCAGATAAGAAAATTACATCATAATGCCATCTACTGATTTAATATCACCATTTGTAGTTAGTTGTGCAGGAGGTTTGACACTCAATAAAGATGTGTTCTCTATGGCTCCTGGTGAAGCACTTATACTACGAAACTTTGAGCCAGATATTAAAGGTGGATACAGACGAGTTAGTGGTACAGCATTATACAATAGCACAATTGTACCACAAGGATCTAGCAATACTAGTTTAGTGATAGACTGTGCAATTATATTTAATGGACAAATCATTGTAGCTAGAGGTGGTGATATACATAGAGGTACAACTTCAGGTAGTTGGACAAGTTTAACTACAGGTTTAGGTACATCTACTAGAGCATATGATTTTGAAAAATATAATTTTGATGGGACTGATAAAGTAATTATAGCAACAGGACACTCAGCTGCACAATCAATTAATGAAAGTTTTGCTGTTGATCCTATAAATGCAACAGGTGGTGGTACAGCTCCTACAAATCCTAAGTTTGTAAAAGCATTTCAAAACCATATGTTTTATGCAGGTGCTACAAATCCACAAGAAGTTTTGTTTAGTGCACCTTTTGCTGAAGATGATTTTAATACAGCTGATGGTGCAGGATCATTTAAAGTTGACTCTGAAGTAGTTGGATTAAGAGTATTTAGAAATGAATTATTTATATTTTGTATAGATAGAATTTATAAATTAACTGGCTCATCATCTGCAGATTTTGCCGTACAAGAAGTTACAAGAAATATTGGATGTAGAGATGGTGGTAGTATTCAGGAGATTGGTGGTGATGTTATATTTTTAGCACCAGATGGATTAAGAACTATTGCTGGTACAGCTAGAATTGGTGACGTTGAACTTGGATCTATATCCAGACAAATACAAGCTAGAATTGATGAAGTAGGATTGGATAGAATAACATCATTAGTTATTAGAGATAAATCACAATATAGAATATACTATCCTACTACAGCAGGATCTCAGTCGTCATCAAAAGGAATTATTGGAGTATTAAAAACTAATCCTAATACGGGACAAATTGGTTTTGAGTATTCTGATATGATAGGTATTAAACCTGCATGTACAGATTCTGATTTTATAAGTAATGCTGAAACGCAAGTATTTGGTGGATACGATGGTTATATTTATAAAATGGAAGTAGGTAATACTTTTGCTAATGGTGCTAGCACAGATACAATTGTAGCTACTTACAGATCTCCAGATATGGTATTAGGTGATCCTGGTTTAAGAAAATATATGCAAAGGGTTAATTTAAACTATGAGGGAGAAGGTACTTCAGTTAATGCAGACTTAGCAATTAGATATGACTATGATAGTCAAGATACACCACAACCAAATAAAATAAGTTTAACTTCTGCTGGTGGTGCAGCTTTATATGGCACAGCTATCTATGGTAGTGCATTATATGGAGCATCGGGTACACCGCTTATAAGACAAACAGTAGAAGGATCTGGATTTGCAGTTGCTTTAAAAATAGATGATAGAAACCAAGCAGATGCATTTTCAGTTAAAGGATTTCAATTAGAATTTACTCCAGGAGGAAGAAGATAATGGCAGGCTATAGTGCACGACAATCAACATACACTACAGGGGATACGATTGCAGCTGCAGATACTAATGATGAGTTTAATCAGTTATTAGCTGCATTTAATGCATCAACAGGACACACGCATGATGGCACTGCGGGTGATGGTGGCCCTGTAACTACACTAAGAGATTCAAATGGATATAATAAAGTATTAATTGATAATACTAATGATCATGTAGAATTTTATGTAAATGTATCATCTTCAGCTGTACAACAGTTTAGATTACAAGATGGTGCTATTGTTCCTATAACAGATAATGATATTGACTTAGGTACATCTAGTTTAGAATTTAAAGATTTATACTTAGATGGTACAGCTAATATTGATAGTTTAGTAGCTGATACTGCAGACATTAATGCAGGTACAGTGGATGCAACTATTGGTGGAACTACTCCTGCTGCTGGTACATTTACTACATTAACTGCAAATACAAGTTTAGCTTTAGCATCTGGTGCAACAGTTACAGCTATTAATGATGAAGATACAATGTCATCTGATAGTGCAACTGCATTAGCTACTCAACAATCTATTAAAGCATATGTAGATTCACAAGTAACTGCACAAGATTTAGATTTAACATCAGATAGTGGTACAATTGCAATTGATTTAGATAGTGAAACTTTAACAATTCAAGGTACATCTAATGAAATTGAAACAAGTGCAAGTGGTAATGCTTTAACAATAGGTTTACCTAATGATGTTACTATTGGTAATAACTTAACAGTAACTGGAGATCTTACAGTATCTGGTGATGATATCACTATGGGTACAAATACTGATACTGCAATTATGGTTGCAGATGGAACTAATTTTAATCCAGTTGTACCTAGTGGAGATGTAACTTTAACTAATGCAGGTGTATTTGGTATTGCTAGTGGTGTTATTGTTAATGCTGATATTAACTCTAGTGCTGCAATTGCAGATTCTAAATTAGCTACTATATCAACAGCTGATAAAGTTTCAGGTGCAGCTATTCAAGTAGATGGTGCTACAGATGGTACAGCAATAACTATAGCAGATTCAGATAAATTTTTAATAGACGATGGTGGCACTACAAAATATGTTAATGCATCTCAGATAAATGCATATACAAGTGCTGCAGTTGCACTAGATGATATATCAACAGGTGATGCAGCAGCTACACTTGCTACATCTGCTGGTGATATTACAATTGATGCACAAGGTAGTGATACAGATATTATTTTAAAAGGAACTGATGGTGGAGTTGATACTACATTTTTAACTATTGATGGTAGTGCTGCAGGTGCAGCATCATTTAATAGTGATGTTACAGTTGGTGCTTTATTTAAAATGCCAGATGTTACATCTGCAAAAATATTAGTAGCTGATGGTACATCTTATCAAGAAGTAGCAGTATCTGGAGATGTTAGTATTGCATCAAGTGGAGCTGTAACTATTGCAGCTAGTGCTGTAGAAAACTCTATGTTAGCAGGCTCAATAGCAGATAGTAAACTAAATACTATTTCAACAGCAGGTAAAGTAGATTTATCAGCATTAGAAATAGATGGTGGTACAGATATTGGTGCAGATTTAACTACATCAGATTTAATTGTAGTTGATGATGGTGCAGGTGGAACTAATAGAAAAGCTGCATTATCTAGAGTAGTAACATTAATGACTAATCAAGGATTTACTACAGATGATCCTACAGCTTTAGCCATCGCACTCGGCTAAATAGTTATTGACAATATGAAAAACAACGATATAATATAATACACAAAGGGAGATATAAATGGCAAATACATTTAAGGTAAAAACAAATGCGGCTATGCCAGCCAGTGCTGGTACTGCTGATACTGTTTATACAGTCCCATCTTCAACAACAACTGTTGTAATTGGTTTAACACTTTGCAATGTTCACACTAGTGCAGTTACAGCTTCAGTAAAAATTGAATCTAATACTTCTGATACAGAAACAAATGAAAATGTAACAGTAGTTAAGGATGCGAGCATTCCAGCGGGCAGTTCTTTGGAGCTATTATCGGGTGGAAAATATGTTTTACAAACTACCGATGTTGTTAAGATTGACTGTTCAGATTCAGCAAAGATTGATGCAACATTGTCTATAATGGAGATAACGTAAGATGGCTTATATTGGTAAAGAACCAGCAAATAGTTTTATTAGTTTTGCAAAACAAGACTTTACTACAAGTGCAACTACTTCATACACATTGGATAACGCAGTTACTAATGAAAATGAATTAGCACTTTTTATAAACTTCGTAAGGCAAGAACCTACTACAGCTTATACTGCTAGTGGTACAAGTTTAACTTTAACAAGTGCTACATCTGCATCAGATGATATGTACTGTGTGTTTTTAGGTAAAGCTGTTCAAACAGTAAATCCTCC